TTACGAGAAGGAATACGCTAACTATCATAGCTCGCCAAAACAAAAAGCAAGGCGAGCAGCCAGAAACAAAGCAAGAAGGCAAATGGTTAAAGCAGGTCGAGCATCAATTGGTGACGGCAAAGATGTTGCTCATTTGGACAACAACCCTTTAAATAATAATTCTGGCAATCTTAGAATGTCAGATCAAAGCGCTAACAGGTCTTTTGCTAGAACGGCAAACGCCAAAAGAAAACGTGTTTAATAGACACAATTAATAACCAAGGAGAAAATAATGAAAGTAGATACTTCAGTAAAAATAAAAGGACAAGGAAGCATTCCAATGTCCCAGCCAAAAGATGTCAAAGTTGAGCCTAGAAAGCCCGGCTATGGCAAAGGCAAAAGCAGAGGAAAAGGAGCTGCTTTAAGAGGAAATAACTTTAACGGCATTTACTAAATGTCTGATATGTACTCTTTTATACGTCTCATAAGGAGAAGTTTAAAAGAAAGAGAAGAGCAGATTCAAGAAATTTTAATGTCTGGTGGGATAAAAGACATGGAAAAATATAATTTTTTAATGGGTGAAATTTCATCAATTTCCTATATTCATGATAAGATAAAAGAACACTTACATGACGAAGGAGATATTGTCGATGACTAAAGAAAATCTTGCAAAAGATAAAGAAGACTTGATAAATTTAGAAGATGCTTTTGTTAAAGAAGAGGAAAGGGTTTTAGACCCAACTCTGCTTGATAAAAACATCTTAGAAAGAATGCCTCAGCCTACTGGCTGGCGTATTTTGGTTCTGCCTTATAAGGGCAAGGGAGTAACCGAAGGCGGTATCTTGCTTACTAAGGAAACCGTAGATAAGGAAACCTTAGCAACCGTTGTTGCGTATGTAGTAGCCATGGGTCCAGATTGTTATAACGATGCCAAGAGATTTAAAAAAGCTTGGTGCGAAAAAGGACAATGGATTCTTATTGGTAGATATGCAGGTTCTAGGTTTAAATTGGCGGATGAAAGTGAAGTACGCATTATCAATGATGATGAAGTAATTGCTACCATTCTTAACCCTGATGACATCGTTTCAGTATAGGAGAAACTTATGATTGAAGAACAAAACGAAGACATTCAGGTTCAACTTGACGATTTAGAGGAAAGTTCTGAAACAATAGAAATTCCCAATGAAGAGCAAGAAGCTTCTCCCGACTCAGGCGGAGAAGACGAACTTGATAAATACACCCGTGGTGTAAGCAAAAGAATAAACAAGCTAAACGAAAGAATTCGTATGGCTGAAGAAAGAGCCAGCAACGCTGAGGGAAAATACTACTCGTTGCAAGGTGAATACAACAATGTTAAATCGAGAGCAAATGTTCTGGATAAAAGTTACACGGATGAATATGAAAGCCGTGTCAAATCTCAGAGACAACAAGCAGAAGATTTGTACAAAAAAGCAAGAGAAACCAACGACCCGGATTTAGAGTTAAAAAGCGTTGAGCTGCTTAACAAAGTATCCCTAGAAGAAGAAAGGGTGAGGTTGGCAAAAATGCAACAACAGCAACAAGAAGATTACAACTCACAGGCTGTTCAACAAAATGTACAAAAACCTCGAGAACAAGTGTATGATAAACCTAAGCCTGACTCTAAAGCAGTAGACTGGGCGGAAAAGAATACTTGGTTCCAAAAGGATAGAGTAAAAACTTATACCGCTATGGGGATTCATGAAGACTTACAAAGCGAAGGCTTTGATGGTTCAAGTGATGAATACTATGAAGAGTTGGATAATAGATTAAATAAAGTTTTGAATATTACAACTGAAACAACCGACAAAAAAGGAGCAAACTCATCTGTGCAAAGAGTAGCTTCTGCTTCCACTGGAAGCCGTCAACAAGCGCAAGGAAAGAGAAACGGAGTTACGATTAGTCCTAATCATGTTTCTGTTAAAAGCAATTTGAAGCCTTATGGCATGAGCGAGAAGGAATGGCTCAAACGTATTGGCAAAGAAATCGTTAAACTAGAAGGAGCAAAATAATGGATTTAGAAAAAATTGACGAAGTAACCCGCACATCTCGTGATGAAGAGCAACACGATAAAAAAGCTAGAAGAAAGCCATGGCAGCCCGCAAGGATGCTTGAAACTCCACCCGCACCCGAAGGTTATAAATACCGATGGATTAGGTCAGAGTATGTAGGTATAGAGGACAGAAACAATGTTTCTGCCCGCTTACGAGAAGGCTGGGAGTTTGTCCGTCAGGATGAAATGCCCGATTTCCCATTACCAACAATTGAGCATGGACAACACGCGGGGGTCATTAGCGTAGGTGGATTGATCTTAGCTAAGATACCGGTTGAAACAACCAAAGAAAGAAATGAATATTACAAAGGCAAAAATTCTCAACAGAATCAAGCTCTTGATAACACAATGTTCAATGAAGTCGATGGCAACAACAACTATGTAAAGTATTCTAGTGACAGACGATCTGATGTATCATTTGGAAAAAAAAGGTAGGATAAAAATATGGCGAATAAAGACGCTTCATTTGGTCTAAAACCTGTACGAGAAATGGGCGGAGCGCCCTATTCTGGCGGTCAAAGCCGTTACCGAATTGCTGCAAACTACGGAACAAGCATTTTTCAAGGCGACATGGTGATGCAAGTCACAGGTGGCACCGTGGAAATCCATGCCGATGGTGGAACTGTTCCTATAGTTGGAGTTTTTAACGGTTGCATGTATACAGACCCAACAACTGACGAGCAAGTATTTAGTAATTATTACCCTGCAAGCACGAACGCTGCGGACTTAATTGCTTTTATACACGATGACCCTAATACGGTCTTTGAAATCCAAGCAGACGACACTTTCCCAGTGGCGGATTTGTTTGGTAACTTTGACATCGTCTACACAAACTCAGGCAGTACCTATACAGGTATTTCAGGGGGAGAGTTAGATGTCACAACAGGCGCAACTACAGTAGGTTTGCCGCTAAAAGCAATTGACATTAGTCAAGACCCTGATAACTCAGATGTCGGCTCAGCGAATACAAACGTAATGGTTGTAATACAAAATCATATCTGCGGTCAAAAAGGCGCAGGTCTAGCATAATAGGAGTATAAGAAATGGCGATAAGTAGAGCGCAATTAGCGAAAGAACTTGAACCCGGTCTAAATGCCTTATTTGGACTAGAATACGATGAGTACAACAATGAATTTTCAGAAATTTTCTCTGTAGAAGATTCTGAAAGAGCTTTTGAAGAAGAAGTTATGATTGTTGGATTCGGTGCGGCTCCTGTGAAAACAGAAGGCGGCGGAGTTAACTTTGATAGTGCATCTGAAGGTTACACTGCAAGATATACACACGAAACTGTGTCCCTAGCTTTTGCATTAACCCAAGAAGCAATTGAAGATAATCTTTATGACCAGCTTGGTAGAAGGTATACAAAGGCATTAGCCAGAAGTATGCAACATACCAAAGAAGTGAAAGGAGCAAACGTATTGAATAATGCATTTGATTCTGACCACACGATTGGTGATGGCAAAGTATTGATAGCAACAGATCACCCGTTAGCGGGCGGTGGAAGTGCTGCAAACAGAGCTACAACCATGGCTGATCTTAATGAAACTTCTTTAGAAGATAACATTATTGATATTTCAACTTTTGTTGATGACAGAAACCTAACTATTGCAGTTAGACCCGACAAAATAATTGTCCCACCACAACTTACTTTTGTGGCTGATAGACTTTTAAATACACCGGGTAGAGTTAATAGCTCTGATAACGACATCAACTCGATTAGAAATCAAGGCTCAATACCAAATGGTTTTTCAGTAAACCATTATCTGACTGACCCTGATGCATATTTTATATTGACATCAGTTAACTCAGACGGAGAGGGATTAAAAATGTTTAATCGCTCAAGCCTTAACACATCTATGGAGCCTGAGTTTTCAACAGGCAACATTAGATACAAAGCTAGAGAAAGATATAGCTTTGGTGTTTCTAATTGGCGTGGAGTATTTGGTTCACAAGGAGCGTAAGTTTCTTAATAACCATAAAGGGAGCTTCGGCTCCCTTTTTTTTGCCTAAAATAAATATTTAATAAAGTGTAAATAAGTGTTGACTTCAATAGAATAGTCCCTATAATAATTAGTAGTTAATCAATAATATGGAGAAAAATGAAAAACTACTTAACTAGAAAATCGTACGGCACATGGAACAGCACACAACTTTTTCAAGCCGGGTATAACATGGGAAGTGAATTTATCACTTTCAAACAAGCTCTAAAGATAGATGGAATTACAGGCAAAGGTCTTAAAGGTCTAAAAGCTGTAGTGACTGAATCACCTCTTTACACATTGCGTGAAGTTGAGAGCAAGGTAACCAAAGGCAAAATGGTCAAAGAAAAATTCTACTTCAGAGTTTTTTACGCGCCAGAAGTCTTGGCTAGAATTAACCACAACACAGAGGCAGCTTAATAAGCTGCCTTATTTATAGGAAAAAATATGAAATCACTATTAACAAGAATAACTGACAAAGCTATCGAAAAAGGCTATGGCTTTAGGGTAGATGCTTACGAGATGTGGAACTGGGGTTGTACAGAATTTGCAACCGAATATCACACTGACATAAATAAACTTATAGATGCTTGCAAAAGTGTAGACGGTTTAGAATCAATTCACTTTGCAAAGCTAGATGAAATTGTACCTTTAGCAAAACAATTAAAGGACAATAAACTAGAAAGCGTTGAAGATATTAAATGTCCTAACCTAGCTTTTGATTTGCTGGCGGGAGACTATTCTATTAGGTGGATTAATTGGGGAGGTAACACAGGAACAGATTGTTTAAATGATGCTTGCTCTACTACCTTTTGGGATGATTTAGAACTTGATAAAATAACAAATGAATATGAAGAAGAGCTTTCAGATTTTGAAAGATTTTAAAATTTATCAAAAAACCCACAAAAGGAGAGCTGATGCTCTCCTTTTTTTTTGCTATAAACTAATATACAATCAAGGGACTAGGATTATTAACTTGTTCTATCGACTGACCTAGCAGACAAGCCGAGACAATAGAACTTATTTCCGAGGAGGAAATTATGGCGAATTCAACTTTTTCAGGTCCAGTTAGGTCCGAGGGTGGTTTTGAACAAATCACAGTAGCAGCATCATCAGGTGCTATAACAACAAACCTTGATATTTCATCAACAGGTGCAATCACTACTTCAAGTACAATTAATGCAAAACAAGTAATAGATACTACTTTTAATGCAGCAGGAGCAGCTTCAGCTACTCTAACAGCAGCTCAATCGGGAACTTTGTTTTTGATTAACGGTGCAGCAAATAATGTAATTACTTTACCTGCTGTGTCTACTGATAATGTAGGAGTTCATTATGACTTCCAACTTACAGTAGCAGTTGGTGGCAGTGTGACTACTACTATTGTACTACCGGGTTCTGCTGTATCAGATTTTCAAGCAATGCTTTCATTGGTTGCAGGAACAGCGGCTAACGCAGTTAGTGATGTAGCAGGAGATACTTTAACCCTAGTAAACTCAACAGTTGCAA